GGCATATGTTTCTCCATAAAAAAGTCTAAAGAATTCAAATAGTATTGAACCCTTTAGACTTTTAAAGTCCATTAGTCATTTAAATGACTAAGCGTGGTTATTTTTTGCAGCATCTTTAATTGCTTTATTTTCTTCTCTTACATCTCTTATTAACATACCAATTATCATAATTCTTTCAAAATCAGGCATATTGTTAGAACTTATGATATCCAAATTAGCATGTCTTACAAGTTGATATTGACATTCTATTATATTTTCAAGTGTTTCATCGGAACAAGCCAAATGAATTAGTCGAAAAAATTATTCATAGGTATGTCAAATTCAACGTCTTCTTCACATTTGTTACATTTTATATTCTTTTTAAAGATAATACCAAAATTATTATCTTCAAACCATTGTTTGATTCTATCAAATGTTTCAATAGTCATACAGTCATTCAATAGATATAGTTTATCTTCAAAAGGCACATTATCGTCTTCTGTGTCTCCTGAAATAAATTTTTCCATAGAAAGAGCGATGGATTGTGTTGATGCTTCTACAAGTTGTTGTTGTTTATTCAATCCTTTGAGTTTTCTGATTGAATTATATACCTTTTTTTGTTCACCTCTGGTTATATGTTTCATAACCACTGATATATTATCAGCAACCTGAATAGGAGTTTTATCTTCGTTGAACTCCTTGACTTCCATTTTGGTTATATCTATAGAACCAGCTTCTTGATGGTCACAGTGTGGACATTTAAACATGAACTTGTATATAGCACCTTTTGATTTTTCTCTTATCTTTAGAAACAGGTAAAATCTATCTTGTAGATAGAGTTTATTTATATCAAAATCATCGTTTAAAACACATTCAGATATGATCCCATCGAGAATTGTTTCGATAGTGAAAGGATTATCTTCTTTCTCGTAAACCAACATTTTTTTCATCTGTCCAGTAGTTAATGGCTTGAAATGAATTTCTTCTCCACTACCGGGTAACACACAGGTAAAATCATAATTGTTTACAAGATCACGTAAATTCAAAGACATATTATCATCACTCCTTTTATATTTTTAATGTGTTATTACACATTAAATTCATGCCATAGATAACTAAAAGTAACATCAAAAGTCATTACATCTTTTGCTGTGTAATCTAAAGTAGCTGTACCTACTGATTTTACCCAACAACGATGTAAAATATATTCACCAATTTCATCACCATCTCTATCAAGAGGTTGAAGTGTTATTTCAGCACTCATATAGTCTCTTGGATCACCATGTTGATTTGTTGATGGATCATGTATCATGGTTGCCCATTTCACAAACGAATCTCTAACTCCCAATTCAGTGTCGGTACTGAATGTGATAGTAAAATCAGCAAATGTTTGTGTAGATGCTAATTTGTAATCAAATCCTTGCCAACTAACAGTCATTTCCTCAATTGATGATTCTGGTAAATTTGTAGTTCTTACCAGATATGTATAATCTTGATTCCATGAGACAGGCATATTATCAAAATAACAATAGAATAAATATCCTCTTGCGAAGTCTTGATATGTACCTACCATAGCATCAATGTTAAATTCTGCCATTATATTCCTCCTTTGTGTATTGTGGGGTTAGAAATAACCCCACATACTTATTTATATTTTATATTTGACCCGCTATTTCATCGAAATTAGCATCAGTCTTGGTAGCTACGAATTGCAGAACAATAAATTCAGCTGTACGTGTAGGTTTGATAAGGATAGAACACCAAAGTTCATTTCTATCAATCCTCTCAGGAGTGTTATTTGTTGTGTCACAAATAACCTTATATTCATAGATACCTCTACGTGATTGAACATCTCTCAAGAACGGTTCAATCATATTTTTCAACTGTCTACGAGTAGCGGCATCATTAGGTTCAAATAAGAAATATTTGGATGCTGTTGCTACAGCTTTTTCCAGTACCATGAATAATCTTCTTACGTTAACTCTATTGAAAGCAGAAGATTTATCTAATAAGTTCTTTTGACCCCAAATTACCTTTCCTTGACCAGCGAAAGACACGACAGGGTTGATACCATTACTGTAAAGAAGATCCCTACTACCTTTGGTTGGATTCCATGCCAGTCTTCTAATACCAGTGATAATAGCTCTGTTAAGACCAGCAGGAGCGAACCAAGGATCAGTTACATCATCTGTCTTGGCATAGATACCAGCAACATATCCAGAAGCAGGAACCCAATTGTATTTGTTAAGATATCTGTTGTATACCTCAAGCCAGTTACCATAAACAGCGGCATAACTTGTATTTACGTTAAGGTTGTTAACTGTGAAACTACCAACACCTTTTCTCCAGTCACGAAGATTAGTTGATTCATTGCCTCTATTATTAACAACAATAGATTGAGGGCAATCAAGAATAGCCATACAATCTTTTCTCTCTTCACAGATAGTAATCATATATTTCTTGATAGTTTCTGATTTGTTACTATCAATAAATAGATTAACATCGGTTACTTCGGGATTTCTATAAAGATCAAGAGCATCTTGAATAGCAGAATCCGGTGCGTTACCAGTACCATCGGTTCCAGATGCCAACACACCCCAATTAGATGTTAATGTCCAATCTGCTGATTCTTTGCTTGACTTTAATGAAACAACGATGTATTGTGATTGTTGATTAACGACATTTTCAACAAACTTAGAACCACCTTGATCGTCAGTAGCAAGAGGATCAGTTGAAACATTAAAGGTTTCAACTACTTCCCATACACCACTGTTTTGTGATTTTGCTTCAACAACGATGAGGAAGTTTTTTGTATCTTCAAGTCTACTATCAACAGTGGTAAAAGCGGCACTTGCGTTTGATGAAATAGTACCACCTTCTAAATAACTACTTTGTGTGGTGTAATCCAAGGTAGCGATTCTAATATTGTTACCCCATGCACCTCTGGAAATAGCCATAACGTCAAGATCACCAGTAGGTGTTATATCAGCAAATTGTGTTGGTTCCTCATTGAGATTGGCTAATGTCAAATTGGAAGCCGAATTGGAAGTTGTCCATGTACCATCTGCTGAAAGAGATCTACTGGCGAATAAAGCGTCAGTAGGCATAACTCTGGTTGCGTATAAGGCTGAACCATATTTAAGAAATGCTTCGGCTGACAACATATCTTGATAACAGTCAGCATCAGATGTAGGTTCACCAAATCTTGCAATTAATTCATCTCTATTGGTGATGAATGATTGTACCATTTCTGGACCTTTATATGTTTGTCTCAGAATGATTACACCAACAGATGATGCTACAGCAGGTATTGTTGTTGAAATATCTACTTCTTTTATGTCCACTAATGGGCTCAAATAAAAACTCATTTATATTCTCCTTTATTTTTGCCTATCCAAGCCTTCATTGTATAGGTCTTTGTTTTATATATTTTTTACCTCATATCTGTCATACATGAAATTAACATTGGATGTTAGATACTGTTCCCCTTCACGATATGACATACTTATTTCACCTAACATGTTAGGCCATACATTTATAAAATCGATTGACAAAACCAAGTCGTTATTATTATTTGTAATATTAAACGTAGCGTCTACTGTGAATTCGCCCCTGGCTCTACCATATCTATCCTTATTATTATTTATATAAATAATCCATTTATATAATGCTTTCCAATTAGAAAAGTCTGAATCTACGACAAAATTTGTAAACCAAGGTTCAAAAGTCACTCCACCTGAATCATAATGTGCAGCTCCACCTTGCCAGTTCACTTCCATGTCACTTAATGTCAGCGAAGGTATGACTGATTGGTATATATTTAGAGTAAGTTCATTTGATTCTTTGATATTTCCTATTGTTGGTATGACAGGAAATATCAACTCAAAATTCTGTGGGCTACTTTTATTAAGATTGGTTTTACTCATATTATGCCTTAAAAGTATTTATTTTTATTTTCCAGTTGATAGTTTTATTCAATTCACCCATTGTCTGAATCATTAAAGAATTACCGGATGCTCTAAAATCAAGCCCCCAAGTTTCACTACCGACCATTTCATTAAATGTGTTTTCACTAACAACATTATCAATAAATGTTGTTGTTCCGTCGTTGATCATTAGACCATTGTATTCAATATATTTTGCAGTACCTATGACACCAGCAGTACCACCTGACTGAACAGCAATTACACTTACTTTAAAACCTATCGCACCTAAAGAAGGAAGTTCAATATCAGTTAATTGTAGTAAATCTAATAATGTATCATCAGTGGTTTGATTGAAAAGTTCTAATTCATTATCTTGCCATATATTTGAATTTAATCTATAATTACGTGAACCTGACAAATAAATTTCATTGCCCGGTGACGCATTAGGAGCATTACAGTTTTCAATAACAAAATTATATGAATTTGGTATATAAAATGGTCTATCATCCTCACCAGAACTACATCCATCTATTGTAAAATATGCACAGGATGATATAACAAAGCTTGAATTAGCATTATTTTCTGAAGCGTGATTGTTAACCAATCTAAAATTAAAAGAGGAGCCAACAGAAATTCCACCACCACGATTATTTTCAATAATAAAATTACCACAATAACTAACAGTACAGATTCTTGGATGTGAACCACCCCTGAATGATCTACCTAATAAATCACATTTAAAAAGAGTACATGAATAAAATGATAAAGCATCATCATCATAATAATTAGATCTTATTTCACTTACTTCTAAATGCGTACTATATTTAAATTCAATTACTTGATAACCGTTATCAATGGATGAGATATTTCTTAATTTGGCTCCCACCACTCTTGATAACCATATTGCTTCTGTGTTATCATTAGTATCAACAAGAATGTTTTCAATTGTTATATTTTTTACACTTGGTTGATATATATTAAATGTTGTACCTGTGATGTTATCACTATAAATATTAACTTCAATATAAATTCTTGTTGCACCTATAGAAGCATCTTCATTTATTAAATGTGTTTCTTGATCGATAGTAACTAATGAACCGGCTGGTATATCAACAGTAAGAGCATCGCAATTGATATATTTAT